CGCAGTACCTCATCGCCGTTCGGGTGGGTTGGCGCGGATCAAGGTGTTGATGCAGAACCGGTTGAGCGACAGCCCGGCTTCCTTCGCCTGGCGGATCAGTTGCTCTCGGTAGTGATACGGGACCTTGATGTTCAACTGCACGGTCACATCGAGTGGGTCCATCGGAACCCGTTCGTCGATCGAGTGGAGGTTGTCTGTAGCCATAGGTATAGCGTACCATACGCTACTCCCCCTGTCCAGCCTATTCTGATCCGAATAAGCTGGGCAGACGATGAAGGGCGAAGCTGAGAAGAAGCAGCGATTCATCGAGTGGCTTTGCAGCCCCAAGCGTGATCGCGACCCAGGGACACAACAGGAACTCGCGCGCCGCCTGCGCGTCAGCGCGGCCACGCTCGGGAACTGGAAGAAGGACACCGAGTTCTTGAAGGCGTGGGAGAACTACTACCTGCAGACGATCGGTTCCCCGGAGCGCAAGCAGACGCTGATGGACACGCTCTACAAGACCGGGTCGGATGCTGACGATCCGCGCCACGTCCAGGCTGCGAGCAAGTACCTCGAAATCGCGGAGGGGCTGCGGCCGGTGACGCTGGTGCAGGTGACGGCGCGCCCCGTCGAACAGTGGACTGACGAGCAACTCGACGAGGCGATCGCACGTCGCGCCGAGCAGGAACGCGGACTGCGGCTGGTTTCAAACGAGGGAACGTGAGTCTGCGCCCGTCGCACTCGGGGTTCGAGCCACGCACGCGCGACCCCGAGCGGCGGGACTTCTTCGACCTGCGCCGTCGCCTCGCCAAGATCGAGGGCGATGCGGCCGGTGGCGGCAGCCCGTTCGGTGACGAGGTCTTGATCAGCCCCGATGATCCGGGGGTCACGTCCGGTTACGAGTTGTGGTACGACACCGACGCTTCGATGACCGTGCCCTGGACGGCGATGACGTTGCTGGCTCCGTGGGTCAACTACGGCAGCGGCTATCAGAATGCGCAGTATCGCAAGGTCGGTGACATGGTGTACCTGCGAGGGCTGATCAAGAGCGGGACGGTCGGGGCGGGCATCTGGAACATCCCGGCTGGGCATCATCCGCCGACCTACCACCACATTGCCGGGATTGCCAACGACAAGATTTGCAACCTGCGTCCTGGCGGGGGCGTGCTGGTGATGACGGCGGGCGATGCAACTCAGTGGGTCAGCCTCGACAACTGCTACTGGTCGGTGACTGCCTGATGGGCGTGTTGAAGGCCAAGGTCAATGGCGCCTGGATCGACATTGTCGGCCTCGGTGCTGGCCCGCCCGGACCAACGGGACCGGCCGGTCCGACCGGCCCGACCGGCGCGACCGGCGCCCAGGGTCCGCCTGGCGCGACCGGTGCGACCGGTGCCCAGGGTCCGCAGGGCACGCCTGGCGAGAAGTGGTTCAGCGGCGCGGGCGCGCCTTCCGGTGCGACCGGCATCGTCGGGGACTTCTACATCGACACCACCAACGGCGACTTCTACGAGAAGACCGGCGCAACGACGTGGACCAAGATCGGTACCTTCACCGGTCCTCAGGGTCCGCAGGGCATCCAGGGTCCGATCGGTCCGCAGGGTCCGCAGGGCATTCAGGGTGATACTGGCGCGACCGGTGCCACCGGTCCGCAGGGCGATACCGGTCCGCAGGGTCCACAGGGCGCGACCGGCGCTCAGGGCGCGCAAGGCGTCAAGGGCGACACTGGCGCCACTGGTTCGACCGGTCCGCAAGGCCCGGACGTTGTGTTCGTCGGCCCCGCTCAGCCCGCCGATCCGAATGTGTTCGACCTGTGGATCGACAATGACGATCCCGACATTCCGTTCTCGCAGGTGCCGACGACGCGGATCATCAGCACGACCGCGCCGTTGACCGGTGGCGGCGATCTGTCGGCGGATCGCACGTTGGCGTTGGCGGCGTCGATGCCGCGTGGTCTGATCGTCAAGCATGAACTCACTACTGCGTTCTCGACGACTGGCACGCACACCACGGCCCAGGATGACGGGCTGACTGTCGCCTTCAACGAGTTGGCGAACCGCTGGTACTTGGTGACAGTGCTGGCGAGTCCCTATACGCCTGGTGGTCTCAACAACTTCTCGATCACCTTGCTTCGCAATGGAGTCGTCGTTCGTACATGGGACATCGCGCAGGAAGCGATCGGGAACAGCTATGCCCACTCGATGACGTTCAATCACTTGGTGCAGGGCGTGGCTGCCGCTGTCACCTACAAGACGCAGATCAGGGGTTCGGCCAATACCCAAGTTCAGAACTACGCACGCGCCGACATGGCACGCTTGCTGCTCGTGCAGGACATTGGTGGCTTCTGATGACGACGTTGAAGTTCAAGGACACGGACGGGACGTGGAAGCTGATTCCGATCATCGGTCCGCCCGGTGCCGGTGTGCCCGCAGGTGGCGCCCTGGGTGACGTGCTGATCAAGCAGAGCGCGACCGATCGCGACACGCGTTGGGGGATCAATCCACCCAAGCTGCATCTGACCGAGATGACTGCCGCCTCGATGGCGGGGATCAACACCACACCGCTGACGTTGGGTGACAATGCCAGCACCAACGTGGTCGGCTACTCGACCGGTTTCCAGGCTCGCAACAACGGCGCGATCGCGTTGCTGCGACTCAACTACTACGGCGGCGACGTAGCGATCGGTGGCACTCAGGGCATTGCGTCCAAGTTGCACATTGGCGATGACGCCATGATCGGTGATGTCAACGTGGCACACGCGCTCGGCATCGTCAGTCAGACCGATTCCACGCGCGGCGCGTTGAAGTTGGGCGGCGCGGTGTTCCACGGCCTCAGCAACTACTACCACCTGACATCACCGAGCCTCGCTTACTACGACGCCAATCAGCACTACTTCCGCAACTCGGCCGGTGGTGACATTGGCCGCTTCGACGGCACGAACTGGGTCTTCAACGCGGGCAGCGTTTATGTCGATGGTGACATCTACTCGGGTAACAATCGCTACATCCAGGTGCGAGGTACCAGCAATCACCTGTACTGGTCGAACTACGGCGGCGGTTGGTACATGACCGACACGTTGTGGATGCGGACAACTGGCGACAAGGGTGTCTGGCTTGGAGGCGGCACCTTCGGCTGTGACGGTCACGTTTCGGTCGGTTACAACGGCGGCACCGATGGAACCTGGCGGGTGCGCTTCGCCTACAACACCTGGGTCGGCGGTCAGCTTCGGGCGGCTGGCGGCGGCGATGGGTGCTACGTCGATTACACGATGAACGCCAACTACGCCCAAACTCGCAAGGTGGCGGGTGGCTCGTGGGGTGACTCGTGCTTCCTCGCCAATCCCGGCAACACGATGGCTGGCTATGCCTGGCATCCCGGTGGCGTCGCCGGGCAGATTCGGATGCAGGTCAACAACGGCAAGTACCACATGAACAACTCCGATGCGGGTTGGTACTACAACATCATCGCGTCCGGGTTCGAGGTTGCGTCCTCGGTCGAGTTCAAGCGTGGCGTCATCGACCTTGCTGTTGACCGTCCGATTGACGTGGTGCGCCGCTTGCGCCCGCGCTGGTTCCAGACCCCGACCGACCTGGACGAGCCGATGGCGATTTACAACGAAGATGGGATGATGATCGAGACCCGGTCGATGATCCACGATTGCGATCTGTCGCCGCATTGCTCGGGGACGAGCGAGCATCCATGCCAGCGGGTTCGCACCTTCGAGCAGGGTCGTGTTGGCTTCATTGCCGAGGAACTGGCTGAGTCGTTCCCTGTGATCGCAGCGCACGACAATGATGGGCGCGTGATCGGCTACGACCTGAGTGGTTTGGTGGCGCTGCTGGTCGGTGCCATTCACAATCTCAACGATCGCATCGAAACCTTGGAGGCTGCATGAGCCAGACGACCATTCACCGCGCGGCGAACGACCCCGACCTACAGGCGCGGGTTCAGGCGTGCGTGTACGACGAAGCGTTCAACAATGTTGGAGTCGCTGATTCGCAGTATGCCCAGGCGGTGCGCACCGGTTTCGGCAACTTCACGGCGATGTATTGGGCGGTCTCCAACGCCGTCAAGGTCGAGTACGAGTCAGGCATCGTTGCCGGGCGGGGCGCGCCTGGTCATGATCAGGATGTGATCACCGATGGCGCGATCCTGTCCGCCGTGCAGGCGCATTGGCCTCCCGATGTGCCGCTCGTGGAGCCGCCCGCTCCGGTGGCGCCATGAGCGACGAGCAGACACCGACCCCGATCGACTTGTTGGTTGATCGGCTCGGCCAGAGGATCGCGATGCTCACGGTCGAGAACGAATGGCTGCGCGTGCAGATGGAGCACATGCAGAAGGACGCGCAACGGGAGCCAATGGTCAACCCGATCCTCAATGGCGAGCACCAGGCTGACGACGCGATGGAAGGGGTTGGCCCGGTGTGATTGTCGAGCCGATCACCGATGCGGAACTCGATGCCACCAACTTCGAGTTGATCTGGCAGGAGAAGCAATGGCGCATGTGCGCGCCGCAGACCGATGACCCCGACAAGTTGCTGCAGGGGTTCATGTACTTCTGCGAGCACTTCTGGAGTATTCGGCATCCCGAGCGCGGGCGCATTCTGTTCAACCCGTTCGAGGCGCAAGTCGAGACCGTGATGACGTGGCTCAACCACCGTCACGTCTTGATCTTGAAGGCGCGCCAGATCGGGTTCTCGACGTTGGTGTCGACCTACACGTTCTGGCTCTGCTTCTTCTATCCCGACCGCGCCGTGCTGATGCTGAGCCGCACCGAGCGGGAAGCGATCAAGCTGTTGAGCAAGGCCAAGTACGGCTACCAGTTCATGCCCGAGTGGATGAAGTACAAGGGTGGACCGGCGAACCAAACGTTGACCCGGTTCGAGTTCACCAACAACAGCTACATCGAGTCGCTACCGTCCGCATCCGATCCGGCACGAGGAGAATCCGCCTATCTCGTAGTGGTCGATGAACTTGCATTCCTCCCCAACTCCGAGGAGGCATGGGGCGCGATCGAACCGGTGGCTGATGTGGGTGGTCGGATCATCATGCTCTCCACCGCCAACGGCGAGGGCAACCTGTTCCACAACCTGTGGGTCGGTGGCATCGCTGGGCATAATCGCTTCGAGTGTCTGTTCTTCCCGTGGTCGGCCAACGGTCGCGATCGGGACTGGTACGACGCCAAGGCGTCGGAACTGCCTGACTGGCAGATGGCGCAAGAGTACCCGGACAACCCTGAGGACGCGTTCTTGAAGTCAGGTCGCCCGGTGTTCGATCTGCGGCGCCTGCGTGAAATCGAACCACGCGATCCGCAGATGATGGGCTACCTCAACGAGCGCTTGGAGTTCATCGAGGATGGCGGCGCGCTCCACGTATGGGAGCCGCCCGAGGAAGACGGCAAATACGTCATCGGCGCTGATCCGTCGCAGGGCCTCGAACACAGCGACCGTGCTTCGGTCCACGTCATCAACGCACGCAACGGGCATGTAGTGGCGGCGTGGTGCGGGCTGATCGACCCCGACCTGCTCGGTTCCGACATCCTGGCGAGGCTGGGGCAGTGGTACAACCAGGCGCTGGTCGGCGTCGAGTCCAACATGCACGGTCTCACCACCCTGACCGCCCTACGTCGGGCGAACTACTTTCCGATCTACTACCAGCGCAGCCCGAAATACAAGAACTCGGTGCCGACCGATGTGCTCGGCTTCCGCACCGACCAGGTGACGAAGCCGCTGATGATCGACGAGTTGGGTCGTGAGTTGCGACCTGAGGGCAAGCTGACGCTGTGGTGTGCCGAGACCCTGGCGGAACTGCGGACCTTCGTGCGTACCGACAAGGGCAAGATGCAGGGATCGCCGTACGACGACCGGACGATCAGTCTGGCGATCGCCAATCAGATGTTGAAGTTCGTATGGTTCTCGGAGTTCCAGCCCGTCAAGGAACCGCCACAGGGATCATGGGGCTGGTGGCACAAGCAGGTCTATGGAGAATCCATCAACGACGTGCTGAACTTAGACACGCGCCGGGGCATCACGGTCGATCGGCCTCGCATCGGTGCCTTCGCAGTCAGGAGAGATTGATGAGCAAGACTCGAATCCAGAACCAGCGCCCGGCAGCGAAAGGCAAGCATCAGAAGCCGAACTCGCGCTGGTCCGCTCGTGAGAACCCGCCACTGGGGATCAACTGGGGCAGCAAGGTCTGGCCTGGCTCGGGTGCGGGCACGGCGACGCCGTTCGCGCAATGGGTG